GTACTATTATCTCTAAGGGTTTTCCAGCAGTTAACAGTCTTTTCTTAATATATCACTACATTAAGCCGCTAAATTAACGGGATCTTTCTGATTTAGTGTCGTTAGAGAGTTTTCAATATACCACTTGCCTGATGGCCCTTTGAATCCGTGGTTGAAAATACGAACCCATGGAAGAGCATCATCACCATCAACAGCAGGAGGTGGAAGAAAACGAATAACTGCCATACCATTGCCAGATTTATCGACTTCAGGCTGCCAGAATCGTGTATCTTCAGACTTCTCATTAGATACACTATTCATTTTCTCCAGTTCTTTTGCTAGACGGTCTAGTGAACCAGATGATTTTTTGAGTGTTGCGAAATTTGTCATATGTGTATTCTCCGTATATCGTTGTATGTTATCTTATCCACAGTATCATAATATAGACTTATATACTAACAGAAGTTTCTCCCTCTGTCAAGCATATTTATTAGAAGCCATTTTTCTTTTTCCATATCTCAAAGTCTGGAGATACTTTTGGCTTAACTGGTTGTGCAGCAGGTTTTGGTTGTTTCTTTACAGTCTTATTCTTTGCTACAGGTTTGACTTGACTACTCTTCTTGGTGACATCAGCAACAGTTGGATTTGGATTAATTGGTGGAGGCATAGATGATCTGACAATAGGCTTAGCATTCTGAATATCAATAGCCTGTCGTTTCATATCATCTACTTCTTTCTTTGAAATTAATCCTTCATCAACAAGAGCACCTACACAAACATTAGATACTCTCAATACATTCATCTGAAAGCATTTACGAAGTTCATCATTAGGCCAACCATTACAGAACCTATAGTAATCTGTTATACAAGATACCTTAGTTCTAACTGAAATAGGTAAAGATTGTGCACTGGTAGTTAAAAGAAAAAGTGAACCCATTATACAAAAGATGTGTTTAAACATAATTCCCTCTTTTATGGTTAATCAGATATTTAGTGTAGTTTTGAGTACTGCCTTGATACGCTTACTATCATACTCAATAAAAGGAAGAAATTTAAGGGCAACTAATCGTATATTCTTCCATATAATATCGTTAGTGCCAATCTCACGATCAAACTTTGGAACAAAGTTAAAGAAAGCATTGAGCACCGAGAATGTGTCTTGACCAATATCACCAGATAGTACCATTTCGATGAGTGGTGGGTATGAATCTTTGGCTTTGAATATCTCTTGTGGATTGTTCACTGAGCCAAATACCTTTTCGACCTCACCAGTGAATGTGTAGGTGAATGCTTGTTTCCTTTTTAAGAATTTGAGATAGTTTTGGTGTGCCTCATCTTCTAACAAATCACCGACCCAGTGCTTACCTTGTGAGAAGTTGGCCACCAAGAAATCCAGCATTTGATCTTGCTGAGGGTATTTTCGAGACAGTCTTTGAAACTGAAATCGGTCTTTTCTCAGTTCAAATGTGTCTTTCTTGGCAGGTACTTTTCCATTATATTTAAAAAAACAGTAAGAGGCAGTGGTAAAGTGATTCTTGATTGCTAGGTAGAGGCAGTATGTTTCGTATGCCGTTAAATTCACTTTATCTCACACCAATAGTTATAGAGGTAACTTGGCCGTGTTGGATTTGGGTAAAAAGTGTAAATCTTCTGCCTCCATCTTGACCTTAGACTTTAAGGACTCTGAGATGAGTTTAGCGGCCAATTCAACTTCAAAGCCTGTTTCCTCACAATAAAGGATAATAGCATCGATATAAGAAACATTCTTCTCATATACAATCTGTTCAATCTTATATGAGAAGGAAACTATCTCGTCTCGGTTAGCTTGCATATTTGAGTTTTGGAATCTGTCTGTTGTCAAAGTCATCACGGTCCACCATCATAATTGAATGAGATACTATATCAAATTCTTCTAGTTTGTCAAGTACTATTTTAGGATCAAAAGATTGGCAAGAAAACAAATCGAATTCAATAAGACCAGGAGATACCTCATCCCAGCTATGAATGGCTAGATGAGAGAAATCCAATACAGTTACAGCCGTATATCCAGCGTTACCTGGCATATCACCATAAACGACCAATGGTCCAGCAATTACTTTCATTCCTACATCTGCAACCACTTCTTTACACCAATCAGACAATCGATCTGCATTCTGTGGTGGGTTGTTGACATAGGCTCGAATGATAACATGCTTATGCTCTCTCAGTGTTGCCATTTCTTTAGTTTGTCTACCTCCTTTGGACAATAAAAAAAAAGATGGATTTTTTGTTGATCGAGGAAAATCCATCAAAACCTCTAGTCTCTATTCTGTTTCTAGGTTAGTGACCAACCCAAGAGATTTAAGCAGCTAGTGCTAGTGTCTCAATGCTGTTATCATTTGCAGCATTTAGTTTTTTTCTTCCGTTAACCCAGGTTGCTCGGGACATCTCCATCAATTCTGTTCCAGCCTGTCGAACCTAATTTCGTCCCCATCAAAAACACACCCGATGCATCCACAGTGATCAAATCTGTTTCATTTGCAACTTGCCGGATCAGGGCTAAGTGGGTGTGCTTGTGGTGGAGACGTTGAGGTACTGCCCCTCAAGTCCAAACTGTCGTCAAACGATATCAACGATGTAGTCTTATTTATATCATACTGGAAGGCCGTTGTCAAGTACTTTTTTTCTTTTTATTTACCATTTTTTTATAGTTTACAAAACTCATCAGATATTGATATTTGCTTGATTTATATTCTTCATATAGAGATTGATTTCTATCATAATGGTATCGAATAGATTTTTGTTTAGCGTTTGATACTTTTTTACTAGTCTGATTATCATATCCGCCCATAATTATTCTCCTTTCATCTCTCTATGAAATTTCAGGATCTTATCGCAAAGTTTATCTACAAACTGTTCCTTATTCTTCACAAATATCTGCGGTTCATTAGTGTCATCCGTAGACATTAGAATAACAATCTGCTCAATAGGAATACCAACTCTCTCCTCATACATCAAAGCATAACAAGTGCTCTGTAGGAAATAGTCTTCAATCATAGCCTCTGTCTTTGGCCTACTAGAGGTCTTAAAGTCGATAACAGATAGAATACCATCAAACTCACCAATAACATCTGTTCTTCCAGCTAACCTCATTTTATCAGAGTATAGTGGTGTCTCGATATAGTGGATGTTATTGATGCGATGTAGAGTTGGCTTGATATCATTGAATGCCTGTTTCATATCAGGCATAATGTTTTCATTCAGAATAGATTGGTTCTCAAGGTATTTCTGGACAAGATTATGGAATTTAGTGCCACGAGTAGCAGCACGATTTCGAATCTTATCTGCCTCTTGCGATCCCACTCTTTCTCTCCATTCTTGGATCACTTGTTTCTTAAAATGACCAAGCATTGTTGTCACCGAGGGTACATAGACACCCGATGGTAAGAGATAGTGTCGAGCACCATTAATCTCTTTAGTTTCTAGAGATGCTAGTTCAGGTAAACCATCAACATACTTAAATTGCATTGCTGTTCATATCTTTTATCACCTTATCAAATTCTGGACCATTGAAACGATGATTGGCATTATCAATCCAGTGAGTCCTTAACTGAGATAGTAGATTCATCACTGGTCGAAAGTCAATTACTTCATCATCTTTTGCAATATAATAGGTAGCATTATTTAACCATTTCATTGGTAGATACTTGCTACTAATTCGCTCTTTACAACCTAAGTTCTTAAGTGTATATGACGGATCGTAACAAGGATTGATTAATACTGCTTTTGCTTTGTACCTATCTGCCAACTCTGCTGCATACCAACCACCCAATGAAGTTCCAATAAAGATTATTTCTAAGTTTGGATGGTGCATATATCGTGGGTCTAGCAACAACAAGTCAATCTGATCTTGTAGATATGGTAGAGACACATCAGGATCAGGATCGATCTTGAAGGCATAGGTATCAGGGAATACAGACTTCAATCGGTCAACCTTGTCACTAGTTGGACCTGAGTTGTATCCATGAAAGTAGAAGATTAGCTGTGTTCTCATCATGAAGTCACTATAGCATAGTTAGGAAGGGTTGTCAAGGGTCTTTTTTCTCTTTGATCCTACTAAGGTTTTTTCATGGGGATGTCCACCTATATCTCGACTATAGGTTGTATCACTAGTAGGTTTTACAACTTTACCTAATATTTTACCAGCTTCTTTTGATGGAACTGTTGGATAATTCATTTTTTGCATAAGTTTTTCTAAAGCGCCAGATACTTCAGCATGAACATTTTGTCTTTTTTTACTTCTTATTAGATTTCTTTTTAGATCAGTTTTACCTTGATTTGAACTATCTGTTCCTGCTGCTATTAATTTTCTTCCTTTTATTAGTGGTGATCTGGCTTTCTTTTTGATAATAACACTAGTAATTTTACCACGATCTATAGTTGCTTGAATATGATGATTTGGATTTCTAATATCACTTCTAATTGCGTCTGATTCTTCTTTAGTTCCTGATCCTAATCCCATATATCCATTTAATTCTTTATTATCATATGATTTTTTTATGACATCATGCATTTGATCTTCATGGCTTTTTCTATATTGATCGTGTTTAGGATTTTGACCTATTTCTAATGTTCTAGATTCTTCTAAGTATTGTCTGAAAGATAGCATTATTTACCACCAGCGCTTGATGAAGTTTCTTTTTTATTCGTTAGAGACATCATAATCTTCTTTTTCTTTTTATAGAAATCTTCTTCATCTGGTGTCAAATCAGTAGAC